CAGAGCCCTCACGCTCGCGCGCATCTCGGTTGGCCTGGTACATCGTCGCATCAGCCTTGAGGTCGCGCATGGCGCGCGAGCCCAAGAGGCACAGATACCATTCCTGATCCGTCTCGCGCATCTGGAACGGGGTAATCTTCGGCTTTCCGTTGTAGACGCCGGGGTTCGAAGATGAAACGCCAGACTGCATGGCTTGGGACTTCATCAGCGAGCCGACCGCCGCCGTCATCTTGTCGTTGGTCGAGTCAACGTTTGCAACAGCCGTGGCGAAGGTCGTGGAATAGTTCGAAATCTGCGATCCGAACACAACACGGTCAACGTTCGCAGTCACCCACGAGTTCTTATTACCCGTAGTCGCTGCCGACCACTTGATGCCGTTCACGCGGTTGCCGGGCGAGGTGAAGCGGTTCGCCTGGATCGATGCGGTCGGGATCGACAGCAGCGCATCCACAAGATCGTCACGAACAATGCGGCGCGACCAACCACGCAGAAGATCGCGAGCAGTCGAACGAACGTTGAAGCTCGACTCCTTGTTGACGGCCCGGTTGTTTGCAACAGCGTTACGAGCCCAGTCAGCCCATAGCGGGAAGCCATAGCTGTCAAGCTGTTCTTCGTTGCCGCGCAGCGTGCCAGCGCCGACACCAGCGCCAGAAAGCTGGGTGACTAGCGGGATACGCATCTCCTTGCCGTCAGCCTCAAGATCAGCCATGCGGATGATCGGGCTGGTCGGCGACGAACCCATGAAGGGATCGAGGCGCGATTTCCGCAGAAAGTCGGAAGTGACATTCCGGCGGAATTTGACGAGTTCGTTATTGGTGTGGTTCGTAGTGAGGCTCATCTAAGGAAACTCCTTGTATGCGGCCGTCACCCCGCCCAATAAAAAACCCGCCTCGAAAGGCGGGTGATTTTGTCTTGGATTTCGGGTAGATCAGCCGGCGATTTGTTCGAAAAGCTCGCGATCTGATACGTCTGATGTTGCATCAGAGCGGAGCGATGCATTGGCGCGACTTGCGCCGTTCAAGGTCGGGGGCAACTCAACTCGTGGACGACCATTTGACTGAGGCTGAGCGTCACTTCGCCAAGCTTCCATCGCCTGCTTTCGAAACTCCGGGTCTTTCAGAGCTTCTTCGCGAAGACGTTGCTTGTAAGAAGCCAGATCGCCGCCGATCTCGGCGCGCGTCTTCTGATCTCGATACCATTCGATGAGGGTTTCTCCCGGATCACGCGAAGCCTGCATCTTCGCCCGCAATGCGGGGTCGATCTGCTTCTGGGCCATTTCATACGCGGATGAAAACTCATCCTTGTATGCCTTGGCCGCGCGCTGAAGGCTATCCTCGCGTCGTTCTGCTAGAAGCTCCTCTCGGATTTCATCGCGAACGCGTTTGGCGTAGCCTTTCGGGTCAAGAAGGGGATCGGGGCCATCATCGGCCGCATCTTCCTTCTTCTCCGGTTGGCGTTGCTGCTGAGTCCGGCGCAATTCGGCCATTTCGGCCTTCAGGCGCTCGTTCTCCTCGGCAAACCGCCGCTTCTCCTCATTGATCTCCCGAACGCGCCATGACGGTACTTGCGGGGCGCTATCGTCAACCTGCTGCCGTTCCTGGCTTTCGGCTTCAGATGTCGCCTGCTCCGTATGCCGCTCTTCGGTGGTCTCAACCTGCTGCTCGGTCTGCTGGGTGGATACATCCTCCAACCCTTCATCCGTCACAGCCTGGTCAAACAGCTCGTTGTCGCTCAACTCCTCGTTCTTCATGGTCTTCCTTCTTCCGCGTTTCGTGCGGCTACGTGATGCCCTCTATCGCTTGGGCAGCGTGAATGAGCCAATATCGCTGGCTCGTGCGATCTCGTTAGGGGGCAGCAATCACAGATATGGTCGCGCCCGCCTGCACACCGAAGTATTCCGGCGAAAGCGCCGGCAACAGCGTGTCTGAAGTCGTTGCAGTGCCGCCGCCCTTGATGGCGCACTGCACTTCGCAGATTATGCGAATAAACGTCGTGTCAGAACCGAACGCGGCCGACGACTGAACGCCGCCGCTGATGTCCAGCGTGGATTGGTTACGAAGGCTCGGGATAGCTGCGATCTGCGCCTGCGAGCTCGCAGTGCTGCCAAGCGTCCTGAACTCAGAAATCCAAACCCGCGAGGCTGCGTTCGCGGCATTCACAGACAGCAAAAAGAATGCCGCCGCAATAAGCTTGCGAAGCATTGGTTTCTCCTATTAGGCGGCCCTTAAGCCGCCCTCTCCTTGGAATTAGACTTCGCCAACTGCGCCTGGTAGGCCGCCTTGTCCTTGGCAATATCCATGTCTTGCGTATGCCGCTCCTGCTGCACTCGGGCAGCGTTCGCGGCCTTGATGCGCTCAATCTGTATGTCGGCCGCGGCCTTCATCCGCTGGATTTCGATATCGTTGGCTGCTTTCATGCGCTCAATCTGAGCATCCATGGCTGCCTTATGCTCGTCCATCTGCTGTTGACGAGCCTGCATCGCCATGTCCTGCTGAGCCCGCGCTGTTTCCCTTGCGTCCTCGCGCTGAGCCGTCTGAGCCTCGATCTGCGCCTTGGCCTGCGCTGCGATAACCTGCGGGTTAGGCGGCGGGGGCTGGTTCTGCTTCGCCTGGATCTTGTCGAGCATCGGCTTCTTGACCGAATTCGGCAGCGGTGAAAGCTCGATCGCGATGTCAGGGAAGTTCTGTGCGAACTGAGGCCCAAGAGACTGAAGGACCATCATGGAATCGCCCTGCATGTTCACAGCATCAGGGCCTTCATCAATGATGATATCCACATCGAGCGAGCCAACGTTGTTGACGATCGCGGGACGGCCGTACTGATCGACTTGAAGCTTGTTGATCTGGAAGAACTGCGCAACGTTCTGGTCGTCCGTCACGCGAATCCAGCGCTGCGAGGTCCAATAGCGCTGTATGATGTTCCAGATGTCGCGATAGACCCGGATTTTCCAGTTCTTATAGGCCGAGAGATAAGGCCCAAGCTCGGCAATGCCGGCCTGCTGCAACAATTGAATTGCGCGACCGGAGCTATCCTCTAGTCCTTGCCCGATCAAGGCAGGATTTGGCCCGAAATTCTCGATCTCATTCTTGGCCTCCTGAAGCATCTCCAATTGGCCCTTGAAATCGTTGTTCGTGCTCTGGTCGGGCTCCATCTTGAGGCCCGGATTAGTCTCAACCCAACCGTCAGGCTTTGACCACTCACGCCGCGCAACCTCGATATCGTCAACCGCGCCCTTTTCCGAGATCACACGGCGATTGTTGAGCAGGTGTAGCGCCTTTGAGCGGCGATGATTTACCTCGTCCTGCGGGCTCTTGAGGTTGCGCACAAAGCCGTAGCGGTCGCCGTCATGGTCAACATTGGCCGAGAACATGCGATAGCGCGGGAACGTCTTGCCTCGCTCGTCAATGAACGGAGAAACGCCCTCCATCAGCTTCAGGAAGCCGATATACAGGCACCATTTCCACTTTCCGCCTTGGATATACCAGTGATCGACCAGCCGGCATTTCCGCTCGGTCGTGTTGATCCAGTTGCGTTCCCGGTCGTTGTCGTTGATGGTGGTCAGGTCTGAGCCCGTCTCCATCATAACGTCGATTTCATCGGCCTTACTTGGAACAAGTTCCTTGGCAAGCTCGATGTCTACCCACTTAGCTACGCCAAGATATCGAGCGTCGGTAAAGCCCTCATCGAATGAGCGCGGGTCATAGAAGAACCCATCGCCGTATGCGATGTGCATCTCAAGGCTCGGATCACCCTCATCCCCAGGCACGAGGTCGTATTCAATGCCGGCGACACCATCAATGCCGCCAGCTCTAGCGACACGCGATGACTTCGATTTCCAATCGTTGTTGTCGAGCACAAACCGAATTGTCGCGGTCGCCAGCTCCGCGCCCTCGTCATGCTGTGGCGTGCGCGGATACGCCTTCGGATCTTGGCGCAGTCGCTCCACCAAGCCCACAACGGCGTCAATCTTGCGCACAATGCGGTTGGACGTAACAACGGGCTGCTTGCGGCGCCGCAGCGTCTCGATCTCTTCCCGCGTCCACTGGTCGCCATGGTAGTAGTGGCGAGAATCGACCATTTCACGCGCTTCAGCGTCCTTGGCCGAAGCATAGTCGTTATACTGACGGCGCAGGCGGTTGAGGTCGAAATACTTCTCTTGCTTCTGGTCCCGATCAGTCGCTCGATCCGTGACGGCAGGAAGGGTCTGCATCAGCGCGGCTTACCAGGCTTTCCCTTGTACCAGCCGTAGTCGTAAGGACTTGGCGGTACAGTTGACGTGTTGCTCATACGGCGGCTTTCCAATTGTCCTCTGATCGGGCAGAAATCGCCCTGTAACCCTTGTCGACCTTCGGCCCCTCGTCGTTCGCCACTTTCCTGATCCATGGCCGCGACATGCAGGCATAGCGCCCCTCATCTGGCGCATGGTCCTCCATGGCGGAATCTACGTCTTCAGGCTTGTCAGGATCGTGTTGCAGCGCAGGAACGGTCCTGATGAAATCTGGACACGTCGAGAACGTCGCCAGCATCGGCAGGCCATCGTCATCGCCGACAAGCCTTGCCCTCATCTGATCCCAGCCACCGAGCGCACCACGCGCCGGCACACGCTTGTTATCAGCCCGACGGAACGGCACGAGCTTTGCCTTGATCAGCTCCGCGTTGATCCGCTCCGCGATCGACGGGCCGCCGTCCTCGCTAAAAGCAGCGGGATCAAGCACGCCACCAACCAATCTAGGATCTTTTGCTTCCAGCAAGGCCAGCTTCGCACCAACCTCATTAGCGTGGAGCTTTAAACCGACGTTCGGCTTTCCCGGCACCATGCCGTACCATTCGCGGTATCGAACGATGCAACCACGAGGCAGCCAAACGCCCTGGGGCGTCTTGAATTTGTCGGTAACGACAGCCCACCAACCGAATGAAAACGGCTTGGCCGAGCCCCAATCTCCAGAACGAAACCGCGTCCAACCGCCAGGGATTTCAAACGGCCTTACGACGTGTTTTTTTGCATCCCAACAATCGAAGAACGCGCCCTCAACAATATCCCAATCGCCTTGCAGCCAAGCCTTGACTAGTTGCTCTGATCCAGAAGCTTTAAGCTGCTGAACGTAGCTTTCGCCGAGGTAGCTATTGTCCCCAACTCGGGACGGGATATAAACCCGCTCAAGATCGCTTACTGCATCCTTGATGATCCGAAATCCGAGTGGAGCTGGATCAATGTACCGAGCTTTAACCCACTGATGTCCTGGACCACCAGGATTGCCGGTAGCTCGGAATCCCACAGGAACGCCAGCACCGCTTCGCAGTGTGGCCATAAGCTTGAGGATTGGTCTGTCGCTGGGAAAGTTTCCGATCTCCTCAACGTACAGCCTCGTGTAGCTATGGCCTTGGTACGCCTCTGCGTCCGCGTCGCGCTCCAGATAAGCGAACCTTAAGCGAGCCCCATCAGGCGCCCGCCACATCTTGTCCTGCTCGTGGTAGGTCCAACCGAGCGGCCCGTAGATTTGCTTTGACCGCTCGATCGTCTCAATCAGCTCCGTCCGTTGCCGGCGGAGCATCAGGCCGATTGCATGCTGACCGTAGGTGTCGGCATGCTCGAGGAAGTCCCCCAGAACGCCATCAGTCTTCCCGCCGCCACGCGCCCCGCCAAAAAACACCTCGAACACGGGGCAACTGATCAGTGCAGTCTGCGGCCCCTCTTGGGCCTGCCACGCTGTTAGTGTGTCGTCGCCTCGTTCGGCGAGTGCTGTTCCTGCCATGCTTTCGAGGATTTAGCCTTTTCAGGGAGGCGAACTACGTAGCGGTGAACGACTTCCGTCGTGTTGTCGGCCTGCGACAGATCAGGGAGCACCTTGCGGAGCAATCCAAGCCCAGCGCTAACCTGCGTAGCGCTCATTTCTCGTTTCCCCTCAATGTGTTCAATGAGGGCGTTGAGGATGTTGCTGTTTTGAATTTTAACCCGGTGCGCTTCCGACATGCGGAAACCTGGCTTTCTTCCGCGCCCGCTCACTTGCTCGCCCTCAACATCCTGCCCATGCTCCGCGGCGTCCGCGTCGACACCTTGGGGCGAATGATCTGCTTCATCTGTCTGTCTGAAATTCCGCGCCCATGAGTGTAGGAGCGCGATATCCTTATCTGCTCTTGCGTGAAGGTGACGACGGCCTGGTTATCCAGGATCACCGTCCAATAGGTGTCAAATTCACCGGGCTCCAGAAGCATCGCATATCCAGAACCAAGCGGCGTCTTGACGGGTATTAGCTCCCGGAATTCGTGGATCACACCTTCCCACTCACCCAGAACTCGCTTAGCGAATAGTACTCACCCGGCTCCGGCTCATCGTCCTTCAGCGGATAAGCGCGGGTGATTTCCTTGTCGCGCTCGATCTCTCTGAGGCGATGGTTGATGTAGTCGTATTGCTCGACGGCCTTGTCGGTCATCTCGGTTTCCTGCGGATCAGGTAAATGCCAGCGCAAGCAATGGTGAACGCTAAGGCGTATTCGATGGCGTCAAACGGGCTCACCGCGCACACCCTCCAGCCAGCCAACCAGCGCCAAACGCGAGCATGAACGCTGCGACATACCAGACCGTATCCGCATAGGACCAGATTGGATCGATGATGCCGTACATGGTGCCTCAAATGGTCACGAAGCGCGCGCCAGCATCCATCGCCTCGGGTGGGCAGGGGGATTTGTGCGAGGGCGGCGCGCGCTTCGAGC